TCTCCTATGCCACAATTGTAGCGTTATACCATTCCAGTAATGGGTTTATTGTATTCCAACTTTCGACCGCTGGGACTGAGTTCCAACGGAAGGCTTGAAGGCTGAAAGCTATAGGCGATAGGTTCATCGTCAGCTCTAAACGATTTAACCCAGCCGTCCAAGTCCAGCCCTCTACAAAGCCTTGGAATTCTCCATCGACCATATTGGCTGGCAGATTGATGATATTCAGCGGCATACCCATAAATACATTTAGAAGGCTATCTCGGTCAGAGTTATCAATTTCTGTGTTGCCTAATGCAAAAGTTATTTGTCTCAAAGCAAATTGAGGATAAGCGCGGATTAGTAGATAGAAGGCTGCTTGATCCTCGGCATCGTTCTGATTTCGCAAAGTAGTTCTAATAGTCGTTGCCAATTGGCCATAAAGAGCTATTGAAGCTGCATCTTCATCGCTCACTTCGGCATTGCCTACGCCGTATCCAACTGTAATGGCATTTCGGACATCGCCAGCTCGCTTAACGATGGAAAGGGCTGGGCCGATGGCGTGATTGCCATCTAAATCGACATAGCCATTAGTTGAAAGATATTGGCTTCTATGTGTTGAGTCAGCATACCCAATTCTGCCCTGAGCATCTTCATATAAATACCCAAGTCCGCTGGTCGCAAATCGAGAAGCTAGGTTATAAACTGTGTCATTTAAATTGCTTTCAGAGTGCAAGTCATAATCACCTGGAGTATCTATTTCACCTAATCCGCTATTTTCAGCATCTTCCCATTGGACTGCTGCGTCGTAGTCATTCCAAGTTTCGGCTGCTGGCACTTCGTTCCATTGGTCAAATAAAACTGTGCTTAATAAAGTTTCAATTCTGTCGCCATCAAATTGATGGGCAAAGTTGCCAGTATAAACTGCCCTAGCAAGTCGCGCTAGAGCTCCTACTGCAACAATTCTAATCTGCTGGCTGGTCGCTGTTGATCCTGAAGTCTGGACTGTAATCCCTAAGTCAGTAATAAAGCCGCCAAAGAGATTAACATAAGCGCCAGTAGAGTCTTGGACTTCTATTGTTACTGCGTCATTTACTTCATATGGAACTGCAGCTTCAGCTGTCTCTATAAGACTTAAATTGCAGTAACCAGCAATCGGCTGCTGATAAATGTCGGTGCGACCCGAGGTGATAGTTAAGCCGCTAAGGGTTGCGCTAGTGACTGTAACGCCATCAACCTTAACTCTATAAACTGGATTCCAGAGGGTCATTGCGCTACTAGACCGCCAAGTATTGCGCCCCCACCGCCGTTGCGAGCATTGCTATTGTTAAGTGCTAATACAACTGCTCTAGTAAAGCCTTCTTCATCTATTGCGCTTGGGGCATTAACATTGATAACGACATTCCCGCGTTCTTCGCCGCGTCTAGCAGCTGCTACATCAAAGCTAGAAGGGATGGCATTACCGCTTGGAACTATCGTTGATGGGGCAGTAACCAATGATGGTGACGAAACGGAAGGACTAACGACATTAGGTTTTGCAGGTGTGACTGGAGTAATTGTTACTGATGGCGTAGTTGTGACCTTTGGAGTTATAACGACACCAGATGGCAAAGACGCGGCTGCAACTGTGTTTGACGATTTTGTTCCTGCATCAAAATCTACCTTAGGTATTGTTTTGATATCAGGCCCAGATTTAATTAGATTTAATCCGCGAATAACGGCATTTATACCAGTTATTGCTGCGTTTATAATTGGCTCAAGAGCGTTTAAGGCAAAGGCTACTGCGCTGACAATCCCAGAAGCAACTTTGCCAATAATTTTAATAGTATCCGCAAAACCACCAGCCAAGAATGGAACTAAAGTATCTTTGGCAAAATTGTATAATCCCCTAAAAGTGTCCTCATTTTCTTTGACCGATTTAATAACTGGATCGATAGCATTTTTCTTGAAGCGCTCAAAAGCTGGGATGGCAGTATCTGTTATGAAAGTCAGCAGCTTTTCAATGATAGGCAATAAAGCTGTTCCGACACTTTCCTTCGCTTCATCAAATGTGACTTTTAATCTTGCAATTCTGCCCTCAAAAGTATTAGCTTGGACTGTAGCTGCGCCACCAAAGGTATCGGCTAATTGTTTAACTGTTCCTTCTAATCCTAGGGTTTTTATTTCGGCAGCAGATAAACCAACGCCTAAACGAGTAAGAGCGCCAGTATTGCCTTCATAAGCTTTACCTAAAGCATTCGATACTGCCTCAACACTTTTACCAGTAGCAGCTGAAATATCCAGTGCAAGGTTTAATAAATCTTGGGACTCGGTTACTGATCCTGTAGCAGTTGCTAGGCGCTGAAGCGCTGGACGCAATTGGTCATCAGCAACGCCAGTAGCCAAAGAAGTTTTGAGAATCTGCTCCTCTACGGCTGCAATCTGAGCCTCGGTCGCACCAGTTACATTCTGTAAGGCATTTGCTAAGCGCTTTTGGGCTGCCTCATCTTCAATAGCTGCCTTAACCCCATCAACGGCTAACTTTACCGCATAGGCAGCCGCTGCTGCCGCTGCTGCTGCGAAGGCGGCTGCTGCAACCTTGCCAAACTTCTCTAACTTACCGCCAAAGCCTTCGACTTCTTTCTCTCCAGCATTAAGATTCTTTTTTAGGTTATCAATGTCGGCAAGGATTGAAAGCTTAAGGGTTCTACTTCCAGCCATTACTTATCCCATTCCTTAACAATTGAAGCAAAAGATTCTTCCCATTTTTTTATTATCTCAGGTTGTATTCTTCTAAGGGTTGGCCAAATAAAAGTTCCAGTATTGCCCCTTTTACCAAATTTTGCGGTTCTAGGCAAAAATTGTTTCTGTCTTCTTGCGCCAAATTCGACACCAGCCAAAATGCCTTTTTGGCCGCGAGTATCTCCTTCGTTTAATTGTGTGGTAGCACCGCCACTAAATCTTTGACCTGCAAAGCCAAGACCAAATTCTCCAACAACTGAGCTTTTACTTATTCTAACTCCGTTTGCTATTCGCTGTGCTTGTTTTGGTCTTGGGTGACTAGCTGCTGCATTTTTAATTTCCTTAACGGCAAACTCAACTAAGCCATTAGAAGCTTTTCTAGCTTGCTCTTTGCCTTCATCGCCCATTTTCCTTATTACGGACGCTATTTTTTTAAGCTCACCTTTGTCATATTGAAAGACGCGTTGCTCATCAATGCTTGCCACCGCTACGCTCCTTTAAAATATCTATCGCCGTTAGAACTTGGTCAATGTCCGTCCAGTAAGTCATTGGAATCCCAGTTGCTATCGCTATCTCGACTATCAGTCGGTTGATGCTTCCAGGCTCGTAACTTTTGGGCTTTCATCTCCAATCGTCATTTCCTCAACTGTCAGCTCCCAAATCTCTTGAGACTTGGTTGGCTTCCCTGCTGCTTCGCGCTTATACGCAAAGTAGGCAAGGTCTAAGAAGTCCGCTTGCTGATAAGCCGTTATATCCTTCATCGAATAAATCGACTTACCAGTTTTGCGTTCCCACTTAGCCCATTCTGGCAAGCCAGCTTGGTAAGTAGCTGATTCGCCTGAACTGTATTTAATTGTGATTGAAATTTTCATAGCTCCCGATGCTCCGATCTCTCTTAACTAAAGGTCTCTGTTGGAGTTCCAATTACTGTCATCGTCCAAGTGTCGGTAAGTGCTCCAGGAGCAGCTCCACCAGCAGTTGGAAAGATTGGCAATACTGTGAAAGCAAATACTGCTCCAGTTACTGCTGTAAATGAAACGCTGAGTGCTGTGTTAGGTGCAGCTTCTGCATCTGTCCACATTGCTTCGAATAGAGAGCCTGTAGCTCCCCAATCCTGAAGTAACTCAATTGTGAAAGTCCATTGCTTATCTACGGACTTATAAGCGCGACCATCAAGGGTTTGATAGGTCTCGATAATTGTGTCGCAGCTTAGGACTGCGCTTGTTGCTTGAGCATCGTATGCGAATGTATCTAATGTAAAGGTCACATCGCGCCCAGTTACTACTGTTGTTGGCATTTGGGTCTCCTTATGTGGTTTGCTCGTAGCGGACGCTCAAGCGAATATCAGAAACGAGCAAGGTTGTCGTTCCCACTTCAGTTACCGAAGGTCTCTCGACTATTGATAACTCATACTTGGAAGCATTTAAGGCTCCAAGAATACTAATGACCATTTGCTCTAAGTTATCTAAAGCAGCGGCGTTGCTAAAATACGCAACGCAAGCGGTGATGGTGTAATTTAATTTAACTCTAGTTGTGCTCT